GCAACTGCAGCATTCGGTTCAACAACTGGAGCAAATGCAGTAAATCCAACAGGTGTTGCAGGTGGTATTCTAGCACCAGAACAAGCACGTCGTTTTATTGACTACGTATGGGATGCAACTGTCCTCGCTAAGGATGGCCGTCGTGTCACCATGAGAGCAAACACCATGGAAATTGAAAAGGTAAATGTTGGTGAACGTGTAATTCGTGCTGCTGCTCAAGGCGCACCAGATTATACAAACATCGGCGCAACCTTTACAAAAGTTGAACTAACAACCAAAAAGATTCGTCTTGATTGGGAAGTATCAACTGAAGCACTAGAAGACAATATTGAAGGTGGAGCACTTGAAGATCATTTAGTTCGCTTAATGACCAATGCATTCGCTAACGATATTGAAGACCTTGCTATTAATGGTCTAGGAACAGGCTCAGATGCCTTCCTTTCTATTATGGCTGGATTCGTAAAGCAAACTCGTGGAACAGTCGGAAACGATGCTCACGAATATGCTGCAACAGTTTCAGACAACAACTACACAACATCAGTAATGCAAGGCTTGCTATTAGCAATGCCTCGTAAGTATCGTGCACTTAAGAGCAATCTTAAGTTCTACGCAGGTACTGATGCTTTTGCTGGTATTGTTCGTAACAACGGTACATTAGCAGATGCTATTTCACAAGCGTTCTCAGATCGCACTGGTAGCACTCAAGCAAACCGTCAAGATTACCTTGATGGAAATGCACAGACATTTGGTAACTCACGTACAACTCGTGTACTAGGTGTAGATGTTCTAGAAGTTCCTTACTACCCTGCAGGTTATGTTGATTTAACATTCCCTCAGAACCGTGTATGGGGTTTCCAGAGAGACATCACTGTAAACCGTGAATACAAGCCAAAGAAAGATACAATTGAGTACACAGTATTTGTACGATTTGGTATCCAATGGGAAGAACTAGATGCAGTCGCTTATGTTGACTCAGATAGCGCTGATTCCTAAGATCTAAAAGATCAAATATTAGGGCGGGTAGCATAAAAAACTACCCGCCTTACTCTTATTCTGGTATAATTACAAATAAGCATAGGAGAGTTATGAGTTTAACAATAGAAGAATTATCAACTAAAACTGTAATGGCATTAAAGGCATATGCAAAGAAAAATAATATTGAATTGTTTGAAGCAAATACTAAACTTGAAATTTTAGAAATTTTGGCTAGTTGGATTCCGCCAGAAAAAACAGAAGAGCGTGTAGAGGAAGCAAACAAGGTTGAAAATTTAACAAATAAAATAGCACTATATTCAGATAAAAATCTTCACATGGATAATCTTGGTGCTTTAAAGGTGGGGTATAACATAGTATCAAAGGAGGCATCGGAAAAGTGGCTAACTCACAGATTGGTACGCATAGCGTCACCTGAAGAGGTAGCATCTTATTACCGTAAAGACTAATGTCAACAGTACTTCGTTTACCACCATATCCACTTTCTGTAACTTATAAAGTACCAGATGAAACAGCGGATTATATCCTTGTTATTGAAGATATTCCAGAACAAACAGAGATTGAAGTATCAATTAGCGGAGAATCTGGATTGACATCTTCCTCAGAAGGAACAATTACATATGAACTTAATGGAGATTTTGTAAAATATGACAAATCTTATGCAGTAACTGTATATGAAGACATTGATGGAGAACGTGGAGATATAGTAGTTGAAGATAATCTACAAATTGAACGTCCATATATAGATCCAACAACATTGGCTATAGAAAATAATGAAACATCTGCTACAGACATTGCAAAATATAAAGAATATGAATCTTTAGCAAGAGCAATTATTGATACAATCGTTGATGGGTTTTATTATAAACGTAAATATCTTGAACTAGTTGGTCAAGAAACAGATTACATTCCTCTTTGGGACAGAACACATAAAATACTAAAAGTATATGAAAATGCAGAGTTGGTCTATGACATTGATAACCCAGATGGTCCAGCGTTAGGGGATTTCAATTATTTAATAACTAAAGATAAAACTGCAATTACAAAAGATCCAGTACAAGCAACAGACTCTCTTAATAGAGCAGAAAGAAGACCAGCAAGAATTCCAATAGCATCTTCAGATTCATTTGCAATATTTGATACAGAGGATAGTGGAAATGTTCAAACCATTACTGCTGGCGTAGGCTTTCCAAATGGAGTAGATTATATTTTCTTAGTAGAGACTGGATACAAAGTAGTCCCTATTGATATTCAAGACGCTACAAAACTATTAATAAATGACATTAAATGTGGCAAATTAGATTATTATAAGAGATATGTTAAAAACTATAGCACTGATCAATTTAAAATTGAATACGATAAAGGAATGTTTGAGGGTACTGGAAATATTATTGTAGACAAAATTTTGTCTAAATATGTTGATAATATTGTCCGTCCTGGAGTTTTGTAATGAACTCATGCGAGGTTACAGATTTTGTATATCCAATGAAGGCTGATATATATTTTCCTATTCTTACACAAGGTGATTATGGTCAACCTAAAAAAGACTGGGTTTATGATAGAACCATAATATGTAACGCAACACCAGTTGGTGGTTTAGGAACAGAAGATATTAAACCAGAAGCATTTTTACAATATGAAAATAAACTTATTGCAAGGACCCAAAACGACCCCAGACTTTCTTCAAATAATTCAAACAATGCTACAACAAATATACTTGTTACAAATGTAAGAGATTCTAATAATAACATTATTTATAAAGAAACTGCTGGACCAAGATCTGGTCGTGGAACAATATACGAAATAGCAACTGTAGAACCATTTACTGGACCATTTGGATCTACAGAATATTATAAAATGTTATGGCGTAGAACTGAAAATCAAACTGTGGGTGATTAATGATAGTAAACACCAACACCATTTCTTTTACTAGGCAAATGAATAATATTGTAAATTATTCATTGGGATTTTTAGAAGGTATAGATCGTGGTAAAAAAATATTTCTTGATAATTTGGGTTTAGGAATTATTCAGTCATTATCACAATACATTGACGTACAAGCAAGGGCAAATCCAAAAGCATTGCACCATGTTTACGAATGGAATCAAACTGGCAGTCCAAGTGCAAGGTTATTTGATTTAAGATATACTGTTAGCAATTTAGGACTATCTGTTAATTCTACTTTTAAACAATCAAGAAGTATATCAGAAAACATGACAATACCATTTTATAACAAAGCAAAAATTATGGAAAATGGAATTCCAGTTACAATTTCACCAACGAAGTCTAAAGTATTAAAGTTTAATGGACCTAGTGGAGAAGTATTTACAAGCAGGCCAATTAAGGTTGAAAATCCAGGTGGAGATGCAGTATATAAAGGTTTTGAATCAGCATTTGATGAGTTTATGATGAGATACTTTAAACAATCATTTTTAAGAGCATCTGGTTTATATGATTATATTAAAAAACCAAGTTTATATAAGAAAAACTTTAAGGCAGGTTCAAAAATTGGTAAAAGTAAAGGTGTTGATACAGGATTTAAATGGATTACTAATGCAACAATTGGGGTAGAATAAGACTATGAGTATATTAACAGATACTGGTTTTCCACCTACATTTTTAAACAGATATGTTTTATCTGAGTTAGCATTTTATGGTTTAATAGCAGAATCAGATATTTTAACACCAGGCCCTTCGCTTTCAACCTCACCTATGGTTCCAGCACAGTTTCCAACAAACATTGAGGACTTATACAATGACAGTATTCAAATAAGACAAACAGAAAGTCCAGTTCTTATTGTTTATGATAGATTGATGAGATTTAGACCTACCCCATTTTATGCTCACAAAAGGGAGCAACTTATATATTTTATATATTCTACAGATGTGGGTAAGTTAATAGACTCAGTTCGTGTTATTTCAAATGCCCTTGATCGTGAAGATGCTTCAGCCCAAGACATAAACTCTTATAGTCTTTCAAATCCAATACTAAACTCCGCTGGAGAGGTATCTATTCCATATAACATTTATTTTCATAATACCAGGGTATATCAAGCAGACGAAAGCAGGGATGTAGCAGAACTAGCCTCAGCAAGGACGCTTTTTGTAAATAAATTAATTATTGAGTATGACTATCATATAAAGGATACTGCAACAATAAACGGTATATCGGTGGAAACTAGATATAAATAAAGGGCGGTATAATTGGTTTTGAGGAAACACGCCAAACAACTTAATATACTTTATGAAAGAGGTGAATAAATATGCCATATAGCCGTGGTACGTCAAACAACATTATCGTTGGTGCAGCAGCACTTTTCGTTGCTGATACAACTTTGACTCCAGGTACACTGGAGGGTTTTGATGCAAGTGAGTCTTTTAAAGATACACTTTCAGCAGATGCAACGTACACTAACGTAGGTTATACCATGAACGGTTTAGAATTACAGTTCCAACCAGATTTCGGTGAAGTCCAGGTAGATCAAATTCTTGACGTTGCAAAACTATATAAGCAAGGTATGCAGGTTAATCTTGCTACCGCTTTTGCTGAAGCAACCCTAGAAAACTTGCTTCTTGCATTAGCATTCTCTGATGCACAACTTACAGGAAACAAGGCAGCATCTACAGGTCAGACACTTAATCTATCTGCAGGTGAACTTGGAGAATGTCCAGTAGAACGAGGAATCGTTGCTGTTGGACCAGGAACTGGAGATTGCGACAACTCTGACACTGTTGAGCGTGTTTACACAGCATATCGTGCTCTATCAATTGAGAACGTAACTGTATCCGCAAAACGTGACGAAGCGTCAATGTTTGAAGTTTCATTCCGTCTTCTACCAGAAGATGTATCAGGATCATATGGAAAGATCGTAGATCGTACATTTGGTCAATCATAATCTAATTTTAGATTAAACAAAGGCCCATCTCTTATGAGGTGGGTTTTTTGTTTTGCTTATGATAGAATAGATAAATCATGGCAACAACCGTTTATCAAAATAAAATAATAAAACTTATTGATGGCACAGAATTAGAAATTATGCCATTAAAAATAAAATATTTACGTGAATTTATGGAAGTGTTTGAGTATGTCAAAAAAGCCAAAAATGATGATGAGGCTGTAGATTATTTAATAGAATGCGTAAGAATTACAATGAAACAATATTATCCAGAAATAACATTGACAAAATCTGATATAGAGGATAGTTTAGATATGCCAACAATATATACAATTTTAGATGTTTCAGCGGGAATTAAAATAAATGAAAAATCAAGTCAAACAGTTAAAAATCAAGCAGAAGATAGTGGCGCCACATGGTCAGATCTAGATTTAGCAAAAATTGAGGCTGAGGTATTTTTAATAGGTATTTGGAAAGATTACAAAGAGTTAGAAGAATCGCTGTCTATGCCAGAACTTATGGCGACCCTTTCTAGTCGTAGAGAACTTGATTATGAGGAAAAAAAATTTCTTGCTGCAATTCAAGGGGTAGATTTAGAAAAACAGTCTGGATCTTCAAGAGGTCAAAAAGAATGGGAAGACATGAAAGCCAGAGTATTTAGTAAAGGTAAAACAAGTGATAGTAAAGACATATTAGCCCTTCAAGGTCAAAATGCCAAAAGTGCTGGGTTTGGTATTGGCATGGGCTTAGAGTATGAAGATTTAACAAAATAAAATAGTAAAAAATAAGTATCACCATGCTATAATTGACATAACCTATAGGAGGAAATCATGGCAACAACTACGTATGAGGAAAATACTCTTACATTGATTGATGGCACAAAAGTTACAGTACGTCCTCTAAAAATCTCTCTACTTCGTCCATTTATGAAGAAGTTTGAGGGTGTGGGAGCAGTGGCGGAAGATAATGGAAAGTCTATGGACATTCTTATGGAATGTGTACAGATTGCAATGAAACAATACAAGCCAGAACTCTCTGAAGACGTAAAAAAACTAGAGGAGAATATTGATCTCCCAACTGTTTACAAGATTGTAGAAGCAGCATCAGGTATTAAACTTGCTGAAGTTTCTGACGTTCTTGGCGTAACTATGGCTGAATAATTTAAAAGAGGTGTGAAACTAAATGGCTGATGTTAATGCTAATATTGACATTAATATTGATTCGTCTAATGCATTAGCACAGTTAAAAGCATTACAACGTCAGATATCACAGTTTCACACCTCAATAGCCAAATCAAGTGAGGCAGCAGCCCTTGCTCAAAGAGGTTTACAAAAAAATCTTTTAAATAGTATTAACGCTATCGGCTCATTTACTGCCGAAATGCGTACAGTTAAAACATCTGCAGAATCATTTACTAATTCATTAGAAAAAAATAAATTTTCAATGCGGGAATACTTCCGTTATGCGGGAGCATCTACAAAAACATTTGGCAGATTATTTAGATCAGAATTTGACACAATTGGCAAGGTAGCCGAAGAACGTGTAAAAAGATTACAAACACAGTATATTAAGATGGGCCGTGATACTAACGGTGCAATGAAGGCAATTGCTGTTATGCCAACACAGTTGAACATGAATGACTATACAACCAAGGTTCAGTTAGCAGCACAAAAACAAGCATTATTTAATCAATTAATGAAACAAGGATCTACCAATCTTTTAAATTTTGGTAAAAATACACAGTGGGCTGGTCGTCAGTTAATGGTTGGTTTTACCCTACCACTAATGGCAGTAGGAACTGCAGCAACCAAAACATTTATGGATATGGAAGCGCAAGCGCTTAGATTTAAAAAAGTTTATGGAGATTTGTTTACACCACAAGAAGAAACACAACGAGCCCTAGACAATATTACAGAACTTGGAAAACAATTTACTAAATATGGTGTTGCAGTTTCTACTACTGTTGGTTTAGCAGCAGAAGCAGCAGCAGCAGGTTTTTCTGGACTAGACCTTCAACGTCAAACAACAGAAGCAACACGTCTTTCTATTCTTGGTCAGGTTGATAGTCAAAAGGCTCTTGAAACAACTATATCTTTGCAAAATGCTTTTGGTATGTCGTCTGAAAAACTTGCAGACTCTATTAACTTTTTAAACGCAGTAGAAAACCAAACCGTTGTATCTTTAGATGATATTACAACAGCAATTCCAAAAGTTGCTCCTGTAATTCAACAACTTGGTGGAGATGTAAAAGATTTAGCATTTTTCATGGCAGCAATGAAAGAAGGTGGAATTAATGCATCAGAAGGCGCTAACGCACTTAAGTCTGGTCTTGCAGCATTAATTAATCCAACTAAAAAAGCATCAGACATGCTTGCTTCATATGGAATTAATGCAACTGCAATTGTTGAAAAAAATAAAGGTGATTTAAAAGCAACTGTAATTGGTTTTGCTCAGGCATTAAATCAATTGGATCCATTAGCAAGAGCAAGGGCAATTGAACAAATGTTTGGTAAGTTCCAGTTTGCTCGTTTATCAACATTATTTGCTAACGTAGCCAGAGACGGAAACCAGGCTGCTCGTGTTCTTAATTTAGCAAATTCTTCAGTAGAAGAACTTTCTGCCTTATCTGAAAAAGAATTAGGAATGACTGCAGAATCCTCTATGAATAAATTTAAAAAGACTGTTGAAGATCTTAAAGTAGCATTAATTCCAGTTGGTCAAGCATTTTTAGAGGCAGTAACGCCAATACTTGAATTTGTTGGTGGGGTACTTGAAAAATTTGCTAACCTCTCATCTGGGACTAAAAGACTTATTACTTTATTGACTGTAGGTCTTGGAGCAGTTGGACCAGTCCTTCTTATGACATTTGGTTTGCTTGCAAACGGTATAGCAAATATAATTAAGTTATTTTTAAGATTACGCATGGGCTATCAAACACTAACTGGTCAAAGTCAAATATTAGGAGAACAAACCCAGTATATGACTAGTGAGCAATTAGATGCTGCTGCTGCAGCACACTCACTAAATCAAACTCATGCAACATTAACTCAAACATTTACTGCTGAAGTAGGTCAAATAAATAAACTTATAGCAGCATATAATTCTGCAGCAGGTGCAGCAAGAAACTTTGCAATGAATAATCCTGGAATGATGATGCCAGGAAGGGCAGTTAGAAAATTCGCAAGCGGAATTGTTTCAGTTCCTGGACCAAAAGGAGCGGGAGATATTGTTCCAGCAATGCTATCTCCAGGAGAAGCAGTTATTCCAACAAAAATAGCAAAGAAATATGCTCCATTAATTCAGGGGATGATTGCAGATAATATTCCTGGATATCAAAAAGGAAGAAGTTTGGGAACAGCAGTTGATGTTCCAGGTGGAATGGATATATCTCATTTTGGTATGAAAAGTAGTAGGACTGGTGCAGAACTACTTGCAATGATTACAGGATTAGAAACAACCGCTGCTAACAATGTTAGAAAAATGGTTGAGTCTTTTGAAGATGGACTAACCAGAGTATTTACAACTTTTGATAATCAGGTAGTAGCACAATTTACTGAGATTAATAGATTAATGCAAACTCAAGGAAAGGCAAGTACACAAAGAGTTAAACAAAATTTAGTTGGTGCAGGATTTGCCGAAACAAGAGATATAGAATTACAAAGACAGTTAATTTCTTCTGGAACCTCAATTGATGAATTTAAATTAATAAATAAACAAATAACAAGTGAAATTATTAAAGGTTTTGACACTTTGGGAGATAAAACAGAAATTACTTCTGAAGAACTTAATAACCTTTTAAGAAAAGCATATGAAGAAGTAGCAAAAACAGATGCTCGTGTTGAAAAAGCATATAACAATATGAAACAAGTTTCAACTGTTTTTGATCCTGATAGGGCAGGTGTTAGAGGATCAAGAATCCCAATAACAGAAGAATCTTATGTTAGACAAAAGAAATCTACACAAAGAACTCCAAGTCAGTATAGAAAAATGCAAGGTCAAATGGTCGGTCCTGAAAACATTCCATATCCACAATCTAGCAGGTTTGTTGTTACACATAATGTTGCTAAAGAATTAGGAATTACTAGTAGACAAGCAGCAGAGATATATAACAAAATGTCTATAGATGCTAAAACAACTTTATCAAGAATGAGAAATGATCTCACGGCATTTAAAAAAGAATTTATCATAGAGGCAGCCAAAGTTGGAGAAATGGTTGGTACATCAGCAGTTAATGCAACTGCTAAAGCAGCAGGAACTGCATCCCCATCACGAAAGACAAGAAGAACTGGCGAAGATATTGGTCGTGGCCTTGAAGAAGGAATGAGAAGTAGACAAGATGATGTTGTTTTAGCGGGATCTCAATTGGGTAAGGCTGCTACTACAGCAGTTCAAGGTGGCGTAGGAAAAATTCCATTTAGTTCACCAAGCCAACCAGGGTTTGTAGCAGGAAACATTTCAACATCAAAAATGCCTGGAGTTGCATTATCAGAAATAACAGAAAAAGCAAGAAGAAATAGAGAGCAACTTCTTGCAACTCAACAATTAAAACGTACTCAAGCACTTGGTGCAAGAATGAATTCATTAAACAAAGCATTTATGGGTGGAACCTTTGCTTTATCTGCTCTGTCAGGTGTAGCGTCTATGGCTGGCGGTAATTTAGGAAAATTTTCTCAAATACTATTTCAAATAACTGGACCACTATTTGCACTATCATCTATACTTCAACTATTTACTGGTCAAAAAATTATAGGAATTATTAAAAATATTGGAAAACTTAAGTTTGGAGTAGCAGCAATTGCCTTAACGGGATTTGTTGTTGCAACTAAATTAATAAATGACGCAAGGAAAAAAGAATTAGAATATATTTATGGTCTTTCAAATGCAATGAAAACTACTACACAACAAGTAAAAACTCTAGGTGATTTCTTTGGAATTGTACCAACAAAACTTCCAATTGATCTTAAAAATAGAGAAGTTGTTAGAAAAGAAACAAGAAGCGCAAGAGATAGGTTAAGAGCAGACGAAGGATTCCAAAAAGAATTTGCTCCAACTATCAAGACATTGTCTGCTGCTACAGCAGAAGAAGCAAGGTTGGCTTTTACAACTCTTGCCCTTAATTTAAAGGCACAGGGTTTTGCAGAACAACAAGTTCAGACAATTGTTGACGCACTTCGTGAAGAGGCTGGTAAAACAAGCATTAAATTAGACGTTAAATCTCTTAACTTTTCTGCAGAATCAATTAAAGGAATTCAAACTCAAATTGCACCAATTATTTTAAGTTTAGAAAAAAATCTAATGACTGGACCTACTGGGGCAGAAGGATTATTTAAAAGATTTAAAAATAGTTTCTTGCAAGCATATGGGGGTAAAACTCCAGGCTCATTGGATACAATGTCAAATGCTGCTAAAAAATCTCTTTCTGAACTAAGTACAACTATATCTTCTGTTTCAAATTCTGCTGCTGGAATGTTTAAACTTGGACTAATTAGCGCAGATGATTTTGAAGCAACAATGTTTGGAATTTTAGAAACAACTAAAAGTCTTAGTGCCGAAAATCAAAAACTTGTTTTAATGGAAATATTTAAATCACTTAATGTTGATGCGGCACCATTTTTGGCAAATCTAAAAGGCGCAGTACTACAAATGCAAACTTTGGCTTTAATTAGTAGTGGAGTTTTGGATAAAGATAGTGGAATTTTTAAACTTCTCGCATCAAAAGATTATGAAGATCAGCAAAGAGGAAGAAAAGCATTAATAAAATTGTATGATGAAACAATTGGTGCAATTAATAAAGTTGTTCAAGCCGACAAAAATGCTGAAGATGCTGCTAATGCAGCAAATAATGCTGCTGGAAAAACAAATCCATTAAAAGAAAGAATTAAAGCAATTCAAAATCAAACTAACGCATATATTATATTACGTAATGCAAAAGTTGATGAGGCAACTGCAACCGAATTATCAAATGATGCTGAAATAGCATCTTTAGTTATTGCTAATAGTAAAGGCAAATCATTAAAACAAATTATTGCATTAATTAATGAATATAAGGCAGCAATCAAAGGTCAAACTGATGCTGAATTAAAATATATGGAAAAGCCAAATTTATTTAAAAAACAATTAGAACAATATCAAGCACAAGCAAATCTTAGAGATAAAATAATTGATATCCAATTTGCATCAAAAATAAAAGCAGAAAATGATGCCTTAAAAATTCAAGAAGAAAATTTACAAAAAGTTAATGATGAAATTCAAAAAATTACAAATTCTCAAATTAAGCCAATACAGGCTATAATTGATGCAAATAACTTTGCTCTTGAATCAATATCTTTGCAAGAAGATACAATTAATCAAACTTATAATACACAAATAGAGGCTTTAGATAAAATTGCTACAATTAATCAAGATATTGCAAATATTCAAAAACAAAGATTATCTATTGCTGACGCACTTACTCGTGGAGATATATCTGCTGCTGCACAACTTGCTCAAGAGGCAAGAGCAGAGCAGGCCCAATCTGCAGTTTCTACACAAAAAGATGCTTTAACATCCAGTCGTGATTCTCAAATAGCAGCATTGGGAAGAGTTAATCTTGAAAAACAAAATAAAGAACTTCAGTTACAAATTAGTAAAATTGAAAGAGACAAGTTATTAACTTTACAAACACAAAAAGAAACAATTGAGTCTTCAATTGAGGCAACAAACAGAAGTATTCAAGCCTTAAATTCTCAAGTTGATAAATTAAAAAATGCTGCTTTATATGCTGGACAAACCAAGACAGATATTGATAGTCTTGCTGAACTTATTGATGCAGCAGAAAAAGCAGGAATACCATTTAATGATTTACTTTTAAGTCAGGCAGGATCTGCTGCAGCACTTGCAAAATCACTTTCAGATGCGGTTACTGCTCAAAAGTCTTTAGCCTCATTGTCAGGTCTTGTATCTGGAGCAGGACCTGGAACTGGCACAGGCACAGGAACTAGTACAGGAACTAATACAGGAACTAGTGTAGGTACGGGATCAACCGTTACTGTAAAGTCTGGTAATACATTAAGTGGAATTGCAAAAGCAGCAGGAGTCAGCCTTTCGGATGTAATTAAATCCAATCCACAAATCACTAATCCTAATTTAATTAAACCAGGACAAATAATTAAAATACCAGGAAAAATGTATGGTGGCAAAATTAAATCAATGAATATGGGTGGAATGGTTCCTAAATATCTTGCTCGTGGTGGAGGTATAGGATCTGATACCGTCCCAGCAATGCTAACTCCTGGAGAGTTTGTAATGAATAGAAGAGCAACTGAGCAATTTGGTCCATTACTATCTATGTTAAATGAATCAAAATATCCATCAATGATTGGTAATAGGGCTGGGGCACAAATGCCAGTTAATAATGTTTCAACATCTATGAACGATAACTCAACAGCAGTGTATAATTATAATTTAGGATTTAGCATTAATGGAACTAACTCAAATGCAAATGATATTGCTAGAGCAGTAATGAAAGAAATTAAAAATGTTGATTCACAAAGAGTTCGGGGGCAAAGAATATAATGGCTACTAGCGCCTATTTAATAGGCAGACGCAGATATGCAAGACCACAGGGTATATTATGGGCAAACAATCCTGGAACCCTCTCTAATGGCCTATATGTGCCCAATGGCATAGAGGTAGGAGCAGATACAGATGAAACAGATCCAGATTTATTAGATCAATTTATTATCTTGTCTGATCACAATAGAGGAGATATGCAATTTAATACCCAAAGAATTGAGCAACGTCAAAGAACAATTAATGGTCGTATGCGTTCATATCATATTGCAGATAAACTAAATATGTCTGTATCTTGGAATATGTTGCCTTCACGAGGTTATTCGGGATTAGCAAATTTTAATGAAGAGTCAGGTATAGCGCCAAACGAAGGATCTACAGCAGAGTATACAGCAGATGGTGGTGCAGGCGGAGTAGAGTTGCTTGATTGGTATGAAACACACCAAGGTCCTTTTTGGATGTATCTTGCTTATGATAAATATACAAACTTTACCAAGGGCACAGAATTCAGTCATTTAAATAAATATAATCAAATTATTCAAGTTTATTTTGCAGATTTTAATTATTCTGTTGTAAAACGTGGGGCAACAAATCATGATCTTTGGAATATATCGGTAACACTGGAAGAAGTTTAAATGTTTGAAAGTGCCGAATTAAAAAATCATTTTGAAACATCTGCAACAATTCATACAGAGTCATTAGTTTTGGCTGAGTGGAATATGAATATGCCAGATAATATATTTAAACTTGGTAATTATAGATATAGATCTCAAGAACAGAATTCTCAATTTTTAACATTATTAAATACTTTTGATCCAACAGATGCTGGTTTATTTTATACAGGGGCAACAGATGCTGATGTTGTTATTGATGGAGGATTTGAAAATGATGGAACTCCACAAGTTTTTAAATCAGTTAAAGAAAAAATAAAATTATTATATTCATTAGAAGATTGTGTTAAACCATTTAGGCCAAGATCTGGAATTAATAAAGCAACTGCATTTAAAGGCAAATTTTTGTCTAACTCTGGAAGTGATATTGCCAGAAGACCAAGATATTATATGTCTTCAAGATATGATCAATTTAAATATTGGACATCTTATAGAACAGAAAATGGTGTTGAACGGGGTATTGCTAATATATCAATAAACAATAACTACTATATAGACGACACTGCCCCTTTTGTAGTTTATAAAGAAAATGTACCAGCAAATAGAATTGTTGTAAAAATGCAAACTAATGTGGGTGATATTAATCTTGGTGATTTTACAAATTCTACAACAACATTTCCTGATCCATTTTTTGGAGACAATAATAAAACAACTCCAACAAGATGGCAAATTCAATATTTAAATAATAATAATTGGACCGACGCATATGTTTTTAATGAAAATAATTTACGTGAAGATGGAACACAAATTATTAGTCATAATGGATATGTTGAATTACAATATGGAATAATAAATATACCAGATAAATTTAAAGATACTTTTGTTTTTGCAGAAACTATTTCATCAACAAGTCTTCTTCCAGATCAATCAATTAATGGATATGCATATTTGATTATTGAAAATAATGAAGATGTGGGTGAGTTTAATGTTTGGAATGGATTAACAGATGAATATGAAACGTTTATACCCGTTTATGGATGGTTTCTTGGAAATGAAACAATAAATAATAAAACAACTTTTGTAAAAAATCTTACAAGTCCGTCATATTTTAAAGAAGGCATCAATGGCAGTGTTGTATATAGAGAATTTCAAAATATTCGTGGCATAAGAATTGTAGTAGAAAGAATGAATAAGTTTGATTCTACTTTTGATTTGATTGAAATGTCTCCAAGATTAGTAGTAGATATATCAGATAAAGTTATTGATTATAATATTAAGAAAAACCTTTCAGACCTTGGTAACTCTGCTTTACCAGTTGGTCAATTACTTGCATCAACTGGATCATTGTCTTTATTTGATGACGATCAAGCATTTAATGACAACAACTCCTCAAGTATTATAAATAAATATATTCGTAAAAACATTAAATTTAATTTTTATGAAAAAATATTAAATGTACAGGGATTTGATTATTGGGTTCCAATTAAAACATTATACTCAGATGGTTTTCCACAAGCATCTGTAACCGCAGGAACATTGGAGATATCTTTAAGAGATTTTTATTTCTTTTTAGAATCTATGCCAGCACCAAGAATGTTAGTAACAGAAGTATCACTTAGTTATGCAATCAGTTTATTACTTGATTATATTGGTTTTAGTAATTATACTTTTTATAGAGAAAATAATGAAACAGAATTAATTATTCCATTTTTCTTTATTGCCCCAGATCAAACAGTTGCAGAAGTTTTAAATCAATTAGCAATAGCAACGCAAAGTGCTATGTTTTTTGATGAATATAATAACTTTGTTGTAATGAGTAAAAACTATATGTTAACAAATTCAAGACCAATAAGCCTTACATTGTCTGGCTCCAATAATCAACAAAAAAATAATATTATTGAAAATCAAACATATAATACAGTTCCAAATATTATTTCTATAGCATCAGAAGATAAAAAAATTTATAATAATGGAAAAATAAATTATACATCTAGATATATACAAAGATCGTATGGATCAATTCGTCAATCATCTATGATTGATAAAGAAAAAACATGGATATACAAACCAGCATTGTTATGGGAAGTATCAGGAACTGATTCAACAAAAACAATAAATGAAGTTGTTTCAAAACAAGGAAAATATGTTTTGGGAGCAATGCCACTTAATTCAAATTTATCTGCAATTGCTCCAACAGTAGTAAATCACATAGTTACAAATAACGTTATGGATTTAGGAGAAAATGTTTATTGGCTTACAAGATATCAAGGATATTTTTATTCTAATGGCGAAGTTATAAGATATGATGCAGCAGAGTTCAGCATTACTGGTATTGGAAATGTTTGGATTACAAACAATCAAGAATATCAAAATTATTTTAAATCTATTCCATTTAATGGAAAAATATATCCAACTGGATTAATAAGAATATACACTGTGCCCTATTATGAAACAGTTGACGGAATAACTCGTTTACAGAATGGCCCAGTATCCGAACATGGCCGTGCACAATTTGGTACAACAATTACAGAACACAATGCTGGCATTAATTCATATTGGACAAATAATGAATATGTTAGGGGTTGTGAAATGCAATCCCAGTATTTATTTACAACAACTTTAACTGAAGATATTTCTTTACCAACAACTGTTTTGGGGGCTGCTGGAATAAATAATACAAAATCTAGACAAACATTTAGAAATGGAATAATAAAAAATTTCATGTCATCAAGTCATTTAACAGAAACACCAACTAATAACACTCTGTCAACTCAATCTGGAACAATTCAATCTTCTGCCTTAGTAATGAATGGTCCATCTTTTACAGTAGTAGAAACTCCAATTAACCTAATTTCCTATGTCTACAAAGAACTTAATAGTGCATATAAACATTTTGGAACGAGGATGAGGATTGTTGGTAAAATTGAAAATAATGAAAACAGAACTCAGACACCCACAGGAAGCGTAACTTATTATCAGGTTCCTGGAGCACAGCCAGATAAAAATATAAATATTGCTGGTGGATCTGGAGGACTTGGAGTTTTGCTTAATCCAGAAACCAACAATGGATATTATTTTGAAATTGTTGCACTAACAGAAGAAAATATAAATTCTTATTTAAAATTAAATAATAAGGGCGAATCTAATATATCAATTAATAATATTGTGTTTTATAAAATTAAAAAAGATGCATCAAATAATAATGCAATACCAATAAAACTTTGGGGCGGATTGTCAAAAATTATTGTTGATGATGGCAGGTTTACTGGGCAGTATAGAACTACCGCAGAAGAAAATACAACAGTATATGATTTATCTGTAGAATACGAAGATATAGGAAAAATAAGAAGGTTTTATTTATATATTAATAATAAATTAATTAAAATTGTTGACGACCCAGACCCACTTCCAACTTATAATAATATGGCCACTTTTGTTCGTGGATCATCTAGATGTATGTTTGAGAACGTATATGCTTTATCTACAAATTATTCACAAAACACTGTTTCAACAATTTCTGAAATAATTCCAAAAACATTTGGACAAACACAAGAATCTGAAACATTTAATAAAAAAACAAATCTTTTTGGCGATAACGTAATAAATGTTAATGAGTCATTTAGAAAATATGCTATGAGTGGTGTTATTCAGTCAACATATTTATCAGGTATAAGTTCTCAACAACCACCAAAATATAATATATATTTTGAAGAATTTGGATCTATTATGAGAGAATGTGCTTATTTTGATATAAAATATGATCGTGCATATCCTGCTCTTTATGCAGAACTTTCTCCAACATTTAATAAAATAAAGGCATACACAACTTCTGGATTTTATGCAGACTCTTATGGAGCAGAATTTTTAATATTTAATTCTACAGATACAGCATTAAATCTTGACGAGACTACAGGGAATTATTTAAGAATTCAGGGAATAACATTTACACAAGACACAACACACGAATTAACAGTTGATAATTATTTTAAAAAGAAGAGTAATTTTGCTAATCCAGAATTAGAAGGATCTTCTTTAATTGTCTCTCCATTGGTAGAAAAACAAAAATTTGATAATATAAAACTTAGTAGAATGATCTATGGAAATAATGAATTTACATTAGAAAGTCCATATATTCAAACTCAAGATGATGCAGAAAATTTAATGGGTTGGCTAATTGATAAATTAATGGAACCTAAAAAATCTATAGGAATTAAAATGTTTGCAACACCAATAATTCAATTAGGGGATATAGTAAATATTCAATACAAAGATTCTAATAATGTAAATTTAGTAACATCAGAAAACTCAAAGTTTGTAGTATATAATATTGAATATACAAGGAAAGCAAATGGTCCAGACATGACTATTTATTTAGCGGAGGTTTAAAGTGGCAAGCGAAAATTCGGGTGGTGGAAAGTCTAAAACAACTAACACCAATATAAAAGAAAGTCGTATTTCAACATCATCTAGCAAAACAACAAGCGCTAATATAAAAGAAGATCGTGTTCCAAGTAAAACCACTACACCTCCTATAAAGGTAAACAATAAATCTATTTATAATGATAGTCCTGCTGCTGGTTTAGCAATGGTAGATCTAATTAAAAATACATATACTGCAGAGTATAATAATCCTATAAACGATGAAATTATTAAAGTTGTCCCTCCAGCATTTTTTATAACTGCTAGCATACAACCAACACCATCAACTCCAACTGTACCAGTAACAATTTCTTTACCTCCACCACCAATTAAAACAGCACCAATAGATACTATTTTATTTAATGATAATTCATTACCAGTAGAAGTGATGGCTGATTTAATATTTGAAAATATTGGTGGTCAAGAGTTACTAAGCATAACCAGATCTGATATTGTTAATGGACAAAAAATATCATATCAGCCAATTAAAAATTTATCTGCAATACAGCAACAATATAACCCAAACAATATTCTTGGATTACAACAAACTGATAATAAATATTTTGCTGGATTTCCAATAAAATTAGAAAATAAAATTCCAGAAGAAGGTAATGGGCCAGATGGTAATAATGTATACTTAAATGAGTTTGGCGACCTAGTTATTGAATTTGTTAATTTAAGCAATGACGAACAAGTAGAAACGCAAATATCTATAAATGGTACAATATATGAAGCAGATTTTGGAGATTATATATCATGATAACTAATATTGGCAAAACAATTATTGCCAAATATTTGCTTGGGCAAGCACCATCTTATGCGTCATATTTGGCAGTTGGATGTGGCGCTACTCCACTAACAATTGGCGATCCTTTGGGAAATTATACATTAAAAGAAAACTTAGATTTTGAAATGTTTCGTGTTCCAATTTCTTCAAAAGGCTTTGTAAATGAAAATGGTGTAGATAAAATTGTATTAACAGCAGAGTTGCCAACAGAAGAAAGATATGAAATAACAGAAATAGGAATTTATTCTGCAGGTTCAAATCCCGCTGCTGGTGCCTATGATAGTAAAACTATATTTGCTTTTACAAAAACAGAAAATTGGCAATATCAATCTACTGGTTCAGCAGTACAGATTGCCACATATTTAGGAGCACTTGATCAACCAGAACAAGATAATATAATCGCTGTGGAAGATCCTGTATTTCAAACAACTTCAGATAATCCTATATTTTTTAATACAAATAGAAAAGAAAGATATGAGCGTCCAAGATTTTTAAATAACATAATTATGATTCAGGGAGATGAAGCAAATATTACAATTAGTGAGGATAGTGGTCCAACACAAGATCATTTTGTAATTGAAGAAGATTCTAATTATATACGCCTAACTGGCGGTACTTTTGATTTTGATAAAAATTCTCCAATAGATGAGTTACGTTTAGCATTTTCTTTAATAAACAAAGATGGAGACTCTGAACTAATTCCAGATACTGTAAGGGTTCTTGTTGAATTTGCATCAACAAGTGAGGGAGAGTTTGCAAGATTTGAAGCAGAAGTTCTAGACGATAGCAGTGGTGGACAATATGATTTTTCTACTGAAAGATTTTTTGTTGTAAAAAAACAACTTCAAGAATTATATACGAGTGCAAACTTTACTTGGAATACCGTCAATATTGTAAAAATTTATGCATGTGTACTTAAAGATGAGTTGCCTTCTCAAAATTATTATGTTGCTCTAGATGCATTAAGATTAGAAAATATTGCAACAGTTAATCCACTTTATGGTTTAACAGGGTATTCAGTTATTCAAAATTCAGATGCGTCAACAATTGTTAAAAATCCTAACACTAACAATTATATTGAGTTTAGATTTTCTATAAGCGTATCCGATGAGATGCAATCATAATGGCTGATTTAGGTATTAAAAAGGTAATTATTAAAAAAACATTTTTGCCACCTATAGATTCAAACAATGTTGGCTATATTTTTAGATATAGAATAATCTCTGAAGATAAAAATAGAACCTCTCAATGGTCTCCGATAAATCTTGTACTAGATGATTCAATTACCAGTGTTGTTGGAGCCATACAGGTTTCACCCTCAGTTATTAGTGCAGTATGGGGAGATGAATTAAATAGGCCAAAATATGATGTTTTTGTTGGATTTGATGGGGCTACAGCAACTTATCATGGGACAACACCAATTCACTCATATCAATTTATTAAAACTGGAACTACAAATGTACGTGTAATTATTCAAGTTGAGTCATCTGAAAAAACATTAAATGCCAATTTGCAAATATACAATTCTGGCTTAGTTTCTTTGGTATAATAAAATAGGAGGAATAAATGGCAAAAGTACCACTACCAGAAAGAGGGCAACCTCTTGACGTTACATATCTATATTCACTTGTTGATGCTGTAAATGATATATCTACTCAAGTATCATCTGCAACATATAATTATGCGACTATAGACACACTTAGTGCTGGTAAACAAAATCTTAAAACATCTGAAACTAGAATAATCGGCGGATATGTTCCTGTATATAATGATGCTACAGTTACTGCTGGAAGTGAAAAAACCTTTACTTATGACTTTAGCGATTTTAAATATCCACCAATTATTACAGCAACACCAGTTAACGTTGGGCAAACGCCAGCAGGTCAAAATGTTAGTATTGTTTTGAATCCTCCAACTACGTCTAAGGTTGAGGGTGCAGTAAGATTTGGCACACCTGGTAACTTATCTTTAGCAATAAATTTAGTTATTATTGGAATACCTAACTAAAAGTAAAAAAATGATTTATTGTAAAAAATGTAAAGGTAGAATCTTTATTGATAGACAGTATAGCAGTTTACAGCACATAGAAACTTACTGTATTGGATGTGGATTAAGAAAATTTTTTCATCCACCAAAAGAAAGTGAAGAGGGTAGATGGTTACTAGCAAAGGAATTATTCAGAGCGAAATATACAATAACCAAGATATAATAAAGGGTAATAAAAAAATATGGTTTCTTAATGGTGATCTGGTAAGACTTCATCATAGTTCACGCTCTACTGGAATGGTTTCTGTTTATAATATAACTAAAGATAGATTTGAAACTTGTCTGCGTTCTGACTTTAGAAAAAATAGACAACGAGCATATACTGTTGCTGAAACTGCTAAATTAATTAATCGTCATAGAAAATATATACCAAGTTTAATTAAACGAGGAGTCATTCCAAGACCAGTAGGTTCAAGCATTGGTGGTAAGACTGGATTTAAAATTAGATCTTATTATTCAGAAGATCACGTTAGAGAGATTCGTGCTATACTTGCAAGTATACATATAGGACAACCAAGAAAAGATGGACTAATAACAAATAATAGTACGCCTACGAGCCAAGAGTTGACAAGACGTATGGGTGACGGTATACTTACATATACAAAGACAGAAGATGGTAGATTTATTCCTGTTTGGGCAGAGAATATTTAATAATAGAAAAGGTGGGGTATGGAAGAAAATAAAAATACGAAAGTATCAGTAACATTAGGATATACACACAATTTAGGCAATTTCCAATCAGTAAGGTTTGATCTTGGTATTGTTGACTATAAGCGTGACGAAGAAAATATAGATCAAGCATTTGAGCGTGTATACAAGTTTGTTGAAAACAAACTAATTGAAAAAAGTAACGAAGCAAAAGAATTTAAAAGCGAATAGTGGCAGAACGCAAAGACCGTATGGCTTTGCTAAGTAGGTATAATAAATTACATCTACAAAGATATGAAGCCAAAAGCAACATGAATCTTAATGTTGAGCAATGGGCCTCTGACGCTCTTGTTGAGTCTTATGGTATTTCTCAATGCTATGATTTATTAGATTATTATTTTAAAATAGCAGAAAATCCTACTTGGAATTATTTTGCATATAATGCAGAAAAAATTCTTAGTGGTAAAATGGAAGTAGAACAAGATATTAAAGAGCGAGAAGAACGAAGAAAATTGGCAAGGAGGTGGATTAGTGAATAATACGGAAGCAAAGTTAATAACTGCAGTATTAAACGATAAACAAGTCCACGTATTATTACAAGCAAATGTTGATAACCTTTTAAGAACTCATAATGATGTCTGGAATTTTATTAGGCTATATTCAGAAAATAATCAATCGGTTCCACCAATATCGTTAGTTGTAGAAAAGTTTAGGGATTTTGCTCCAGTAGAAGGTGTTGGTGCAACCAAACATCACCTTGAAGAATTACAAACCGAATATTTAAACGATAGCCTTAAAGATATTTTACGCAACGCAGCATCCGAAGTTCAAAGCGGTAATGGAACAAATGCTCTTGAACATCTCATTACAAAAACATCGGAATTAAAAAAGAATACTGCTGCAATTAGGGATATTGAAGTAACAGATCTTGAATCAGCAATTGCATATTTTGAAAACGTAAAGAAAATGCAAGATCTTGGGCACATTGGAATTAAAACAGGTTTGCCAGGATTTGATAACTACTTACCTTCTGGAATTATGCCAGGACAATTAGGGGTTTTTCTTGCATATCCAGGTATTGGAAAGTCTTGGCTAGCCTTGTATTTTGCTGTACAGGCTTGGAAACAAGGTCGCAGTCCACTTATTATAAGTCTTGAAATGTCTGAAACAGAGGTTCGTAATCGTGTATTTGCAATTATGGGTGAAGGCCTATGGTCTCATCGTAAACTTAGTAATGGTGAAGTAGAAATTGAAATGCTTAAAAAATGGCATGCCGATAAACTAGCAGGTAAGCCAGAGTTTCATATTATTTCTAATGACAATGGTGGAGACCTAACTCCTTCAGTTATACGTGGAAAAATTGATCAGTATAAACCAGACTTTGTAGTTGTTGATTATTTGCAATTAATGTCACCAAACCAAAAAGCCGATAATGAAACGGTACGAATGAAAAACCTTTCACGAGAACTTAAACTAATGTCCATTAGTGAAGAAGTTCCTATTATTGCCATTTCATCTGCTACTCCCGATGATGTTAAAGATCTTTCTACTCCACCAACTTTAGGACAAACTGCTTGGTCTAGACAAATTGCCTATGATGCTGACTGGGTAATGGCTCTTGGTCGTGCTACAAATAGCGACATTATTGAATGCGTATTTAGAAAAAATAGAAATGGTTTTATGGGGGATTTTCTAGTTCAAGTAGATTTTGATAGAGGATATTATCGCTATAAGGATTACGAGGACAAAAATGGTTAAAGACTCTTATACTGCAGAACAAGTCTATCGTGTATTAACTGGTGCTGGTATTGACATTGAGGCTGAATATGGAACAGACTATATTGTATTTTGCCCATATCATAATAATAATAGAACTCCTGCTGGAGAGGTATCAAAAGAACATGGATTATTTTTTTGCTTTGGATGTCAAACTACAAAAACTCTTGTTGAGTTTGTAATGCATATATCTAATAGAACATATTTTGAGGCAATAAGATATATTAAAAGTAAAGAACAAGAAAATAGTATTGAAACATCAGTAAATAAAGCATTAATAAGTAAACCAGAATTTGTTCAGTATGATGAATTATTAATTAAAAGATTAAATAATCAAGCATTAGAATCTCCAAGAGCAAATAGATATTATGAAGGAAGAAAGATTACTAAAGACTCAATAATAAAATTTAATCTTGGCTATTCAGAAAAACAAGATTCAGTTACAATTCCAATACATTCTCCAGATGGTATGTGTATAGGATTTGTTGCTAGAACAATTGAAGGTAAAGAATTTAAAAACACACCTGGTTTGCCAAAAGGTAAGACATTGTTTAATCTACATAGAATAAAAACTTCAAATATTGTCTATGTTGTAGAGTCTTCTTTTGATGCAATTAGATTAGATCAAGTAGGATTCCCTGCGGTTGCTACGCTAGGGGCTAATGTTTCTGCAGCACAAATAAAACTATTAGAAAAATATTTTAATAGTATTGTTTTGATTGCAGATAACGATGATGCAGGAATAATAATGAGAGATAAGTTAATTCAAAAACTTGGCCCTGTTGTTACTTCTGTATATATAGATAAAAAATATAAAGATATAGGCGACATGGATGATGATGCAATTAAAAAATTGGAATTCCAGTTTGACAATTCTATCAGCAGTATGTTAAAATAGATATAACACATAAGGAGAAAAAAAATAATATGACTATTGTAAAGGGACTAAAAAATATTAATGCCCTAGTTGATAAACCAAAATATGATGAAAACTCCCCAAAGGTAAGATGGTTAAAACTTGCCGATGGACAATCTGCAAAAATTAGATTCGTTGAAGAACTTGACGAAGATTCTGCAAACTATAGCGCAGACCGTGGTTTAGCACTTGTTGTTAAAGAACACACAAATCCAAAAGACTATAAGCGCAAGGCTGTAGATACTATGGAAACAGAAGGCCGTGACTGGGCTGAAGAGATGCATCGTAAAGATCCAAAGGCTGGCTGGAGAGCACGTCTTCGTTTTTATTGCAACGTACTTGTAGATGATGGCATTGAAGAGCCATACATAGCCATTTGGTCAATGGGTGTAAGTAAGCAATCTGCATTTAATACTATTCGTGAGTATGCTCTTGAAACAGGAAGCATCTCAAATATTTCATGGAAGTTAAAGCGTAATGGTCAGGGTACTGAAACAAGTTATACACTCATTCCATCTGCACCAGACAAAGAACCATTTGACTGGTCAGCATACAAGCCATACGCTCTTGAGTTAGCATTAAAGAAAATTCCTTATGCTGAACAAGAAGCATTCTATTTGGGGTTTGATACCCCATCTGTAACTTCATCAACCAACACAGATTGGTAAGATGAACTACGTAGGCTTACATGTTCATACTCACTACTCCCTATTTGACGGCATAGCAACTCCACAAGAGTATGTAGACCGTGCTAGCAAGTTGGGTATGAGTGCTCTTGCGATTACAGATCACGGTACACTTTCTGGTCACAGAGAGTTGTATCGTGCTGCAAAAGAAAAGGGTATTAAGCCAATTCTAGGTCTAGAAGGATACATGTGTGCAGATATATCTGATAAAAGAGATAAGTCTGAAAGAGAAGGTCAGCAAGATCTTGTCTATAACCATATTATCCTTCTAGCCAAGAACCAAAAAGGTTTGGAAAACCTTAATAAAATTAGCGAAATTGCATGGACAGATGGATTTTTTAAAAAACCAAGATTTGATTTTGACATTCTTCAAAAATATAAAGAGGGAATTATTGTAACCTCTGCTTGTCCTAGTAGCGTTATTGTTAAAGCATTAGAAGAGCAAGAATTTGCACTTGCTAAAAAACATATTAAATGGTTTAAAGATAATTTTGGTAGTAATTATTACATTGAAGTTATGCCACACAATACGCCAGAAATAAATAAATACCTAATTGAACTTGCTGATGAATTTAATATAAGGGCTGTTGTTACACCAGACTGCCATCATTCAGATACACTACAAAAAGAAATACAAGAATTTAAGTTGATCCTCAATACACATGGAAAAGTAAACAAAGATGCAACATATGAAAAATCTAAAAAGAAAACAGACATGATGGAACGACTTGATTATTTATATGGTCATAATCGTGATATAACATTTAATAAATTTGATATTCATCTTCTTTCATATGAAGAAATTAAGGCAGCAATGGAAAAACAGGGCATTAATAGAGAAGATATATATTCAAATACCATATTGTTAGCAGATACAGTAGAAGATTATGATATTAAAGATGGACTAAACTTACTTCCTGTTCAATATAAAAACCCAGATCAACAACTAAGAGATCTAGCCTGGCAAGCATTAAGTGATAAAAGGTTGACATCTTCTTGGGTAGGAAATGATTCATATGAGTTAAGATTAGATGAAGAACTTGAAATTATTAAAGATAAAAAATTTGCTCCATATTTTCTTGTAGTTCAAAGCATGATTAACTGGGCTAAGAAAGAAGGAATCTTAGTTGGTCCTGGTCGTGGATCTTCTGCTGGTTCTTTGGTTTGTTATATGCTTGGTATTACAGATATAGATCCATTAGAGCATGGACTTTTATTCTTTCGTTTTATTAATCCAGAACGTAATGACTTTCCTGATATTGATACGGATATTCAAGATACACGTCGTGATGAAGTAAAAGATTATTTGGTTAGACAGTATAGGCACGTAGCATCTATTGCTACATTCCTTGAATTTAAAGATAAAGGTGTTGTGCGAGATGTTGCACGAGTTTTAGATATACCATTGACAGATGTTAACAAGGTATTAAAGTTAGTTGATACTTGGGATGAATATTGCACATCTAAAACTACATTGTGGTTTAGAGAAAAATATCCAGAAGTGGAGATTTATGGAGAACAGTTACGTGGTCGTATTAGGGGCACTGGTATTCATGCTGCTGGTGTGGTTACTAGTAAGAATCCAATATTTAGGTATGCGCCATTGGAGACTCGCTCTTCTCCTGGATCCGATGATCGCA